GGGAGTCAGAGTTTGGTTTATCAGAGAAAGAAAAAGAACAATTACTTAAAAGTATAGACGATGTAGTTGTGGATATACAAAAAAAATCAGATGATATCACAGAAGATATACAAACAGTTAAGGATAATTAATGGCATATAAGATAAATCGTGATGATGAATATATAGTTCATTCTGACGGTCCTGCCACTATGAGAGAAGTTGGAAACTTGTACAGTAAGATAATGCAAGCAACTCCAGAGTTTTATGAATTAGAACCCGCAGAAGTAGTGGGAATTAATTTAGATGAAAAAGATTTACCATTAAATGAAAATGATAAACCAGATTGGACTCAGTATGGGTGGGCAACAGTTAAATTAAATATTAGTAGAAAAAATGATAGAGAAACTATAGTTGCTAGACCATTAGATTCGAATATTAAAGAATATCCCCTACCCGGAGAAACTGTAATAGTGGCACGGTACATTGGACAATGGTATTATACACAAAAAGTAAATTTATTTAATTCTGTTAATTTTAATTCTGCACCAAATATTGGTAATGTAGAAGGAAAGTTAAATCCCGCTTTGGAAAATAGATTAATACATCATTTTAATCCTAATTCTGGAATTAGACAACTTTTGTCGAATGAGGGAGATATAACATTTAATGGTAGGTTTGGACAATCTATTAGATTTGGAAGCAATATAACAGAAATAGAAGGTCAAGATGAAGATACTGGAAAAGAAAATTCACCAAATATTTTAATAAGGGCGGGACAAGGAGTAGAAGAAACTGAAACAGGTAAACCAGTAGTAGAAGATATAAATAAAGATGGTTCTTCTTTGTGGATTACAACGGACCAAGTAGTACCAATAAAATTTGCAGCAAAAAGTAAAGTAAGACACCATATCGAACCTTCTGCCAAAAAATTAGAGGGAAAACAAATAATTTTGAATTCTGATAGAATAGTTTTTAATTCTAAAGAAAAGGCTATGTATTTATCTTCAAATCATAGTGTGGATATTTCAGCAAATAGAGGAATAATTTTAGAAGTTCCAGATGATGGTGGTGTAAAATTGGGAACATTAACGGCTACTCAACCGGCACTTGGTGGTGACCAAACAATGAAATTAATTTCTCTTATTATTGATGCCATATCAGAATTTGCAGGAACATTAACATCAGCCGTTGGTGGACCAGGAAGCCCACTTAAACCGACTTCTTTAATGTCTATAAATTTTTCAGCATCAGCATTAAAAAGTACATTATCATCAATAAAGAAAAGATTAGATGAACCAAAGAGTAAAACCGTATTTATCGGACAAATAAGAGGACCTAAATAGATGCCTACAAGATGTGAACATTTAGCAAAGGAAAAAAGATTATTGGGACCTGGTGATCCTATAATTATTGGATGTGAACTTATTGAGAATAGTGGTATTTTTGGTAATGTAGAAAAGTGGTCGCCACGATTTTGTGATGCATCTGGAGTGGCCGGACCATATGGTGCAACAGTAGTATGGCCAGAAACAGGAAACGATACTTATACATTCTCAGCAGGAGAATCAGTACCAGCAGGAACGGAAATTCATCAAGGACAAGTATATGATAATGGTGAATGGCATGATGCACCATATACGGTAACGGGTAATGATGCAGTTGCAGGACCAGAAACTGCAGACATTGATGCGTTGGTAGATTCTTTAACATCAGACGGAACTGGTGATGGAAGTGGTGATGGTGATGGAAGTGGTGATGGTGATGGAAGTGGTGATGGTGATGGAAGTGGTGATGGTGATGGAAGTGGTGATGGAAGTGATGGAAGTGGTGATGGAAGTGGTGGAAGTGGTGATGGAAGTGGTGGAAGTGGTGCACCTCCGACAGTAGGTACACCACCAGAACAACCCGATGAACTTAATCCATTTTGTGCTCCACTTGCCGGTATGGCATTACCATCCGAAGAAGAAAAAGATTGGTTGTCAGAGTTCGCTGATTATCAACTTCCTGAATTAAAACTTTTTGATCTGAGTGGATTTACAGCATTTATAACAAAACAATTATCTAAAGTAAATGCCATTTTGGGGAAAGTTCAAACAGAAGTAGATTCGATTATAGATAAGGTAAAATTAGATCCAGAAAAACTTTGTACGCAGCCAGTAAAGGATTCCATTCGATTTTTACTTGATACTATAAAGTTGATAATGAAAATGGTAAAAGTTTTTCAAAAAATGATGAGAATAATAAAAATTATCCAAAAGGGCCTGATAATTGCTAAGAAGATTTTAAAATGGGCTACATTTCCAATTCCAGTAGTACCTATTGTAGAAAAACTAATAGATATGTTACAGATTATGAGTCTTGTAGATATGTGTATTAGTACATTGATAAGGTCAATGGCAAAATTTACAATGATATTACCAATTTTACAATCACAATTGATGGCAATTTTAGCCGCATGTGCAGCAGAACAGGGACAACAGCCACCTACGGACAAGGCATCGTGTGAAGCAGCAGGTGGAACATGGATAGATCCAGCAGAAATAAAAGAACTCCAAACATTATACGATCAAATGTTAAGTGAGGCGACCACATTAGATAATATGGCTAGCGGTACAGGAAGTGGTACAGGAAGTGGTACAGGAAGTGGTACAGGAGAAGATGGTGGAGAATTGTTTGGATTTTGTAGTATTACAGAACTTACCAATAGAAACGATTGTGAGGCCGCCGGCGGAGCTTGGACATCGGTAGATGCAGATACAGATTTTTCTAAGTTAGATACATCAGCACTTTCTAATGAATTAGCAAAACAAGTTGATGAATTAAGTAATTGTTTTTCAGATCCAGAATTACAAGAATATTTAAATTCAATATAACGTTATGAGGAGATAACAAAATGAAGAAACAAGAATTAATAAAAATAATTGAAACAGTAGTTCGTAAGGAAGTCAAAAAACAAATGAATGAGATATTTATTAAAGAGAATGAATCACCATCACTTATCGAATTAGTTTCAAAACCATTAACCGAAAAAGCGTTCAAAGAACCTATTAGGAAACAGTATAAAACTAAACCTAAAAAGGAAGTAAACTATACATCAAACAGAGCACTTAATAAGGTTTTGAACGAAACCGCCGGTGGTGTTCCACAAGGAGAAAGTGGTGAATATCCAACAATGGGTGGTGGAGTTTTTGATAGTAGTAAAGTGAATGAATTACTTGCGAGAGAAACTGGTTTAGGAAATCCAGAATCAGTAAAGGAAAAGAAACGAGAAATAGCAGCGGTAGATTCTATAAAGAGAGCCGGAGTTTCAGTTGACCAAGTTCCAGACCATGTAACAAATGCATTAACAAAAGATTATAGTGGTTTGATGAAAGCTATTGACCAGAAAAAAGGTGGCGGAAATAGTTTTCGTCCATAGTGAGGTGAGTAATGGCATTAGATAAACAGTTTTTAAAGTATAAACTTGAAAAGATTGAAAATGATAAGATTATAAAAGACTTATCTGCAGAAGATAAAAAAGAATCAAGAAAAAAGAATGCAGAGGCAGCACAACAACATGCAGATGCGATTCATTCTTATTTAACTGGAATGGATCCCATAACAATCTTTAGTAATAAATCTTTTTTAGAACCCGATTCAATGCCAGGAAATTTAGCATTGACAGATAAAGGTCAGTTGAATCTAACTCAAGTTGAACCACCAGCAGCTAAACTAACTCTTTTAATGAGAATGTTACGAAAACATAAAAGTTTTGGTGGAGCAAATAAAGACAAAGGAAAGAAATTAAAGATTCTTAAAAAAGTTTTTGATAGTTTAAATATTATTTTTAAATTTAATAAACTTTCTATGGATAAGGATTTTGAAGTCAAAGGTAGTGTGGGTGTTGGAAATAATATTATTATAGGTGGTAATAATATTGTAAAGAAAAATTCAAGTGTGATTGGAAATCATACAATTGGTGGTGGATTAACTGTAAATGGAAAGTCATCAACATTTCGTGGATCAGTAAATTTGAAAACCGTGGGAACAAGGACACCCACCAATTTAATAGTAGATGGAAACATACAAGGAACTAAAAATTTAACTTTAGGTCAAAATTTAAAAATTGATAAAGATGGTGTAATTGGTGGAAATTTAATTGTTAATAAAAATGAAATTATTAAAGGTAATGTTCAAGTTAATAAAAATCAACGAGTTAAAGAAACTTTACGTGTTGATAAAAAATTAACGGTTGGTAAAACTGCTGATGTAAAGGGAAATCTTATAGCTAGAAAAACTTCTAATACTTTTGGATTTCATAATGTTGGACTTGGATTAAATGTAATGGGACTAACAATATTAGGTGGTGGTGTAATAATAGCACCGATACCCATTCCACCAATACCAGGTTTACCAAGACCAGCGAAAACATCTGCAGATTTAAGAGTTAAGGGTGATATAATTGGAGAACAAGATTTACAAATTATGGATAATTCTGTAGTTGAGGGCAATTCGACAGTTGAAGGAAATTTGGAAGTTCACGATGAAACTGTATTACGAGGTCAAGTATCAGTACAAGATGATTTAGAAGTACTGGGAGATACAACTTTTGAAGGAGATTCAAAATTTGAAGGAAATGTGTCTATAAAGGAAAGTGTAGCGGATGTTAATGGATACACATATTTACCAAATGGTATTATATTACAATGGGGAACTGGAACTTCGAACTCAGATGATACACAAAATTTTGAGTTTTTATTGGCATTTCCAAACGCGTGTTTTAATGTTGTCACTCAAAGGAGAAATGGAGATGTAGTAGATGTACTTCCCGTCACAAGTATTTCAACTACTAACTTTCAGATTAATAGAAACGCATCCATTGATGGTAGCCATTCTTTTTATTGGCAGGCATTAGGAAATTAGAGGAGAATAAAATGGGAGCAAGGGAAAATGATTTAAACCCTGATATTTATATAGGATTAACATTACCGTTGGGAAATTCTACTACAGGATTTTTTGAACAAACAAAGACTACAATTAAACAGGCCCAACACAATATTACTAATTTATTAAAAACTATTCCAGGTGAAAGATTAGGCCAACCACTATATGGTTCAACACTTCATCATTTACTTTTTGAACCTATGACAGATGAGTTAGACGATAGGGTAAAGGATGAGATTAAAACTTCCATTGATACATGGTTGCCATATATAACTATTAAAAAAATTAATGTTGGACATCCAGAAGGAAATCCAAATCAAATTAATGTATCTATACAATTTGGGTTATCGTTTCAACCCGATGCGACGGAACAAGTTTCTATTGATTTTGAACAATTTGAATCAGCAGTACAATCTGGTGATGTGGATAATTTTTCAACATTTTAAAATTATTGGAGAAGATTAATGGCTACTACCGCAGTTAGTAAAGAAGTAAAATATTTAAATAAGGATTTTGCTTCTTTTAGAAATAGTTTAATGGAGTTTGCAAAGACATACTTTCCAAATACATATAACGATTTTAATGAATCAGATCCAGGTATGATGTTCATTGAAATGGCATCATATGTAGGTGATGTTTTATCATATTATATTGATGAACAATTTAAAGAAAGTATGTTATCTTTTGCAGAAGAAAAGAAAACCATATATGAAATATCACAAGGATATGGATACAGACCAAGACAGGCTTCGGCTGCATCTGTAATACTTGATGTGTTCCAAACAGTCCCATCCGATCCCAACAATGTATCAGAAGGTAAAAGACAACCAAATGAAGATTATTGTCTTACAATTCCTGCAGGAATGCAAGCAATATCAACTAATGGAACAACTTTTAGAACAACCGATGATATAACATTTAGAGATTCTGGTTCATTCAGTCCACGATCTCAAGATATTTTTGAAGTAGACGATGACAGTAATATTACAAAGTGGTTATTGAAAAAACAAGTAAAAGCAGTTAGTGGTAATGTTATTACGGAACAAATAACCTTTGGAGTGGCAGAAAAATATAAAAGAGTGTCACTTGGAAATGGTCCCGTATTAGAAATAATTTCGGTAACAGATAGTGATGGAAATAAATGGTATGAAGTTCCATTTTTAGCACAAGATACGGTATATGCAGATACGGAAAATACATCTTTAAATTCTCCTGATTTAGTAGAAGGTAGAAATTTTGCACCCTTTTTATTAAAATTAGTAAAGACATCTAAACGATTTAAAACATATATAAGACCAGACGGAAAAACTGAAATGAGATTCGGATCGGGAGTTTCTTCTGGAAATGATGAAGAAATAATTCCAAATCCATCAAATGTAGGTTCTAATTTACCAGGAACACCGACCTTTCTTGATACAGCATTTGATCCAGCTAATTTTTTAAATACGGAAACTTATGGTCAGGTTCCTGTAGAAACAACTCTTACAATTAAATATTCTTATGGTGGTGGAAGTGATGACAATACATCATCCAATACTATAGTTAATGTTGGATCTTTTGATGCACAGACTGATAGTTCAGCAACTTTAGATACCACAATAGAATCAAATACTAAAAATTCTGTAATTGTATCCAATCCAGAACCAGCTACGGGGGGAAGTGGAATGGAAACTCTTGAAGAGATTAAGGTAAATGCTCTTGCATATTTTCAAGCACAAAGTCGAGCAGTAACAAAGGATGATTATATAACTCGTGTATATTCGTTACCACCTAAATATGGTAATGTTGCAAAAGTTTATATTATACAAGATGAACAAGTAGCAGCTGCAGGTCAAAATGAAGCTGATCCTACGTTCCAACCTAATCCGTTGGCATTAAATATGTACACTATTGGATATAACCAAGAAAAACATTTAGTAAGATTAAATTCTGCAGTTAAAGAAAATATAAAAACATATTTAAGTCAATATAGAATGATGACAGATGCGGTTCAGCTTAAAGACTCCTGGATATGTAATATTGGAGTTGATTTTGCAATTTTTACTAAAAAAGGATTTAATAAGAACGAAGTATTGTTAAAATGTGTTACAGCTTTAAAATTATATTTTAACATAGATAAGTGGCAAATAAATCAACCGATAATTTTGGCTGATGTAGTTGCGGAAATATTGAATGTTGAAGGAGTGGCAACTATAGTTAAACCTAATGATGGTAGAGATGACTTAGTTATTCTTAATAATAAATGGGGAACTCAATCTGGAAATACATATTCTAATAATATTTATGATTTAGCAAGTGCAACTTTTAATGGAGTGATTTATCCACCTGTTGATCCTGCAATATTTGAAATTAAATACCCTGATAGTGATATTCGTGGTAGGGTGATGGGAGATATCTAATGCATTATTTTGAATACGCAACAAAAGATACTACTTTATATGAGGGAACTGGAAGTATGAATTCTGGCATGGACCAAATACTTGAAGTTAGAAAGGATATGAATGGTGATGGTAGTGTTATAAATAATTCTCGAGCATTAATTAAATTTGATTTATCTTATATTTCATCGTCTGTTTCAACTGGATTAATTACCTCGGGATCATCTACAAAATTTTATCTAAATTTATATGATGCGAATTCAACTGGATTAAATATATCCCAAACTTTGTATGGGTATCCAGTTAGTCAATCTTGGGATATGGGTTCTGGATATGCAAAAGCAAATCCCGCAATCACAGACGGGACGAGTTGGAAATTTAAAGATAATGATACGGATAAAACCCAATGGTGGGCAGCAGTAACTGCTTCAGGTGGAACTTGGCATAGTGGAAGTGGATATGAAGCTTCACAATCTTTTACACATGAACCAAAAGATTTAAGGATGGATGTAACTGATATTGTATGGAAGTGGTTAGGTGGTACAGTTCCAAATGAAGGATTTATGTTAAAAAGAAGTGGTAGTATAGCAAATACAAATTCAAATGTTGAGGAAGGAAATGCGACACGGTATGGCCATTTTATATTTTTTAGTAGAGAAACACATACAGTTTATCAACCAAAATTAGAAGTAGTTTGGAATGATTCAAAATGGACAACGGGTTCTTTGTCAGCACTTTCATCTGCAAATTTAGAAGATATGACTGTTTATATGAGAGGATTGAAACCAAAATATAAAGAAAATTCAAAAGTAAAATTTAGAGTTGTTGGTAGAGAAAGCTATCCTGAAAAATCATATTCAAGTACTGGATATAGTACAGGATATATAACTGCAAAAACTTTACCAAGTGGAAGTACATACTATCAGATTAAAGATGCCTATACAGAAGATATACTTGTACCTTATGGGAGTGGTTCTTTGATTAGTTGTGATTCTACAGGAAACTATTTTAATTTTTGGATGAATGGATTACAGTCAGAAAGATTTTATAGAATAGAATATAAAATTGTAAGTGGAAGTGGAACAGCAGATGAAACCGTTCAATATTTTGATGAGAAACATTCGTTTAAAGTGGTGAGATAAAAAATGCCATATACAAAAGATGAGTTAAAAAGTAATGAATATTATCAAGTACTTACAAGAGAAGATGAAGCTAAATATTCAGAGATGGTTCAGAGTAGAATTCAATCTGGAAATATATCAGATGGAACTTTAAGAGATCCAGTTTCTGGAAATATTCTTTTATTTGAACGAATAATTCCGGGACAAGGAACTGATGGAACAAGCTATGTGACCGGTGATTTTCATACTATTGAGTATGAAGATGGATATTTTGATTATGAAGAAACTGAAGAACTTAATAATATATTAGATAGAGAATTTACGGAATTCTAATGCCTAAAAAACAATTAACAGTAGATCCAAAAACAGGAAAATTATCGAGAATAAAAGATACAGAATTGCCTCTTGTGCAATTAGCTAATTCTTTAAATGAAGGTGATCCTGTTGCTCCATTCGGTTCTCTTACAACAGACATAATTGAAGTTTGTCTTTATGACACCGATGATAATTATTTATCAAGTGCGACAATAAGAATCCCATTACCAGAGAGATTAGATATAGGTCAATATGCGAGGAGTATGGGATATGAACGTGGTACATATAAAATAGTATTTAATTTTTTAAGAGAAATAGGTGGCAGTAATCTACCTAAATTTGTCAAAAAAGATAAAACTATTTGGGATGGAGAATTCACCTTAGATACAGATGGTAAGCTTTACGCAGGTTCGGTGAGTAATCCTTTAATAGATCCAGATACCCAAGAGAAAATAGAACTTACCGCAGAAAATGACAAATTTTGGTTACAAGAAATATCACCATCTCGAACTGAAATAAGACTGAGACCAAATCCAGCAATAAATGATGCTGATGCGAATGAACGATTTAGATTATTAGGATATACGTGTTTATGTCAAGCAGATGTAAATGGTGAAGCACCATTAACATTTGATGATAGTGGTAAAGTTGTTACAGTAAATTGGGTTCTTAATGGTGGACAAGAAGTATCATTAAATGAATTAATGAAAGGTGGAACTCTTATTATACGAGATGCCTTTGTTATCGATTATGAAGTATCTCCCGAAACTATATCAACTTATACTCCAGTAGTAGAAACCACCACCGCGGCTGCATCAGATAATTTAGTAACTAATGGTCATTTTAATTCGGGTAACGGTGTTGTTCAAGAAACCGATAGTAATCCAAAATTTGAGATAGTTGAATTTTCAAATCCAGGTCATAGTAAGTGGTGTTTACATACTACTCCCGAGACGAATCAGGGTGGAACAAAAGAAGTCGAATATCAAATGGACTTTGAGGTTATACCCGGTGAAACTTATGTATTGAGTTGTTGGATATATCACGATGAAGATTGGAATGGCAGAACCGATGCACATTTTTATTCAAGAGCATTTACTGATAATGTAAATGGAATAACAATAAGTGGTGTAGGAACAGTATTAGAAACAAAGGTTGTTGATGGTAAAACTTGGGAGCGTCAATATAGTCGTATAAATATTCCACCAGAAGGAACAGGAAAATTATCTTGGTACTTAGGTGCCGGTGCAGAAAAAGATGACACTCCTGTATTGTTTGGAAATAGATATTACACCGACATTCAATGTGAACCTGGTTCATCAACTTCGTTACCAACTTCATATATGATGGAAGAAAGACCCGAAGAACTCGAAATTCCTTCTACTGGTTTAATTAAATTTATAGACGATAATACGGTATCTGCAACACTCAATGGTGATGAAGAAGGATTAGTTGAGTTAATGCAATCTGGTGATAATAGAGAAAGTGGTGTTCTTACTATTAAAAATGCTATTGTTACTGATGAAACATTTGATATAAAAACTGATAGAACTATTGTTGATGGTATCCCAACAGATAATTCTGATGCATCAATTATTAGAGAAAAGGGAAGCGAAACAGAATTTAATAAAAGTCCATTTCATGGTGATGGTCAAACGGATTCAACGGATTTAAATATAACACTACAGGCCAATGATACTTATAGATTAATTAAAGTTAATTCGAACGGCAATGAGGAAGAAGTAGGAAGATATGATTTGCCAGTTGATGTTACAGTAGTAGATGAAATACCAGTAGAACCTTCAATGGCTCCGGAGATAGTTATAGAAGAGAAGGAACTTCATAAAAGTTCATTTCATGGTGATAACCAATCCGATTCCAATGAATTAACTGTTACTATACATATTAATGACATTTATAGATTATATAGAATAGGTTTAGATGGGACAGAAGAATTAATTAACGAATATAGTATTCCTGAAGAAGTTAAGGAAATTGATGATTTAGAATTAATTAATCCTGATGGTAGTGAGATACGAGAAAATAAGAATGAAGGTGAGTGGAGTGCCACAAAAAGTCCGTATCATAATATTACAGAAAATAAAATTAGATTACAAGTTGATACTAAATATACTTTGTATAGACTTAGACCAAATGGACAAGAAATTCTTATTGGTTCACATGATAATTGGAAGGAATCAAAAGAATGGTCTTTAGATTCTCTTGCAGACGGTGATAAATTAAGAATTTTAACAGAGAATACGGGTGGAACAAACGGTTTCATTGCAAAGATATATTATAATAATCAAATATATAGAACTGGAGATCCAAAATCAAAATTTCGATCTGATGATGACCAAGACATTTCTATCACAAGTGATGGTATTTGGGATGCAAGAGCCTTTACTTTAATGAGAAAGGCCAAATGGTGGAAATTTGGTTTTGCTGACGATGTATATGATTGGTTTGATACTACAGCTATATTTGGATCAAATATATTTCTACCAACAAAATCTCAAGGATTTCCTGAAAAGATAAAACAATGGAAAGGTAAAGTACATAAAGATTTAGAAGATTGTAAAGTAATATGGACTGCTCCAAATTATAGAGAACTTAGATGGGAATGGGAACCATCCCAAAATGTATACGCTCAAATATGGAAACGACAAGATCCAGCATTAAATGTTCGTTCTGTACATCCAGTAGGTTGGAGTCGTGGTCTTACAACATATTCTTGGAGTGATTCACAAACTTATTCACATTGGAAAACGGGTTGGTTAGGCCACCAGGCTAAGTGGGTACAGGGTGAAGGTCATGGTGGTGGTCCTGCTATGAAATTCATAGACCAAAATTCACAATTTCAAAATCCAAATCATCCAGGATATACTGGTAGATACTTTGATGAAGATGGAAATAGGGTATCAGATTATACTGCCGGATATGCATATGGTAATAATGGACAAGGAAGTTCAAGTCATCCAACTTCATTAGCACATCGTTGGCAAGGTATTAGTCAAAGACCACCATTTAGTTTTGAATCACAAGGAATTAAAACTGGTGATAAACTAAAAATTTCTTGGTGGCAAAAATCTGATACTGTTGGTAAAGGTGCAAGAGTATTTATAAGATATTGGGTAAAAGGAGCAGCAATTGATGCAGCATTTTGGACAAGTGCAACCACAAATGGAAATACATTAAAATTTGCTCCAGTATCAAAAGAAGCTGAATGGGAGAAGGCAGAACATACATTTGAAGTTCAAGAAAATTGGGATCTTGCAAGAATGGGTTCTCAAATTTATGGAGATAGGAATATAGGTGCACTTTTTCGTATAGAAGGTCATCAAGGACCTGAAGGAATATTGTGGGTAAGTGAACCAAAAATTACATTAGTTTCAGATGTAGATAATCCAGAAGTAACTAATACAATTACTCTTGATGATTTTGAACCAACTGATAAATTAAAACTTTATACTACCAACCTTGGTACAGAACCACGTGGTTTTCTTTCAAAGGTAACATATAAAGGTAAAGAATATAGAACAGGTGATCAAGATAAAGAACATTATTATGATGATTTTGCAGGTTCAACTTTAACTGTAGATTTACCTGGTACTTGGCAAATAACAGACGCAGAAAATAAGAATTGGACAGACCTCGGAGAAGTAACAGATGATAAAATAGATCCAGAACTTAAAGATTCTAAATGGATTTGGAGTTCGGAAGATACAAATGAAGTAGTATGGCAATGGATTCCAAATAATAATATTGTTGATGGTATATGGAATTATCCCAATCCTGTTACATATGAAGATGCAGTTGGTATAACTGGTTGGAGTGATGGTTTTAATCCTTTTCATTGGGGAGGTGACTCAAGTAAACAAAGTGAGTTATTCTGGCATAGTGGTTGGGTAGGGCATCATGCAAAATGGGTACGAGATGAAGGTCAATTTGGTACTTGTATTAAATTTGTTGATATGAATTCACAATTTGTATCACCAAATCACCAAGATTTTGATGGACTTAATGGAACAGGAAATAACTCAGGAGCACAGGCTACATTAGAACATAGAGATATGTTTGTCTATGCAGATTTACCAAATAAATTAGCATCACAAGGAATACAAGAAGGAAGTTTTATAAAGATTTCTTGGTGGCAAAAAACTAATGTACAAGGTAAAGGTGCACAAGTTGGATTACGACATTTTAATAAAGATGGTCAAACTTCATGGGGACCAGATAATGAATTTAGAAGAATGATTCCTTGTACATCTGTAGATGAATGGGAACAAGTTAGTTATACGGGTGTTGTTGATGAAGATTGGGATTTAACTAAAACTGATAAAATTTATGTAAAAGGTCATTTTGGTCCTGAAGGAATGTTATGGGTATCT